TACAAACTTTTAGAAAAATATGATAGAAAAATATGATAGAAAAATGCGAAAATAAAAAAAAGAAACAATGAAACTATTTTATAATCTTTTGTGTTGCTCTATATGCTTTTATAAATTATTGAATTTCTTGAATTGTTACAGATACGTAATCATCTGTATTTACTGCTAAATTAATGGTTGTTCCTACTTCTGAGATTATTAATGTTTCTGTTGCGCCGGCTGATGTTAGCTGAAATTGTATTGTTTTAAATTCGCGTGTGTTGTTTGAAAAATTATTACCCATTATTCTTGTTAAAACATTTGATCCATTTTGATTTACCGTAAAATTTACATTACCAGTTGTACTAGTAAAAAACATACTATATGATATATAAACTAAATAGTTTTTACCTGTAGTAAATCCCGAAATACTATTAGAAAATAAAGTTATTGATGATCCAGATTGAACAGTATTACTAGAAAGATTGTAATATATATGTTTTAAAGCTCCAGCGGGAAATGTGGCAGGTGGAGGGTATGCCGAACCATTAATATTTGTAATTGAAAGATTAGATGCTGATAATGTGCTTGTGGTATCGTCATATGTAAAACCAGTCACACAATCAAAGGTATCAACAACGTTTGTTGCGAATGGGACACGTGTAATACTTTGATTATTGATTACAACACCAGATGATGGTAAAGTTGTCCATATTGGATTCCCTGAACCTTGGGATGTTAAAATTTGACCCGAACTTCCCGATGCGCCGTTTAATTCTATTTTACCTTTTACATTTAAATTTTGATTTACCGTAATATTTTGTTCTAAATCAATATTTCCAACACTTCCAGCAACACCAACGGCGATATTACCATCTGTATTTTGTAACGAAGTAATACCACTTCCACCACCACCCCCGATCGCATTTTTTAATTCTTGTAAAATAACAGGATTTGATGTAATTGAATTAATAGACATTTTTATATAATATTATATTACATAAAAAATTTTAATTTTGTAAAATTTCAACATTATTAAAATTATATTCTTGTTTTTCATTTCCATTTAAATTATTTAAATGTTTTTGTGTTTTGGCATGATGTGAAAAATTATATATTTTAATATGCTTTTGGCAACTTGGACACAGTATTTCATTTTTACCCCTTTCTTTTCTATATTCATTATATTGTTTTTGATAATCTTTCATATCATCATATACATATTTTTTTTTATTAATAATTTCTTGATTAATATTTTTACAATGTTTAGCACTTTTTATATGTTGGTTCATATTTTTAACTTCACATTTACAATCATTACAATAAATCATTTTTATATATTATTATAGTAGAAAATAATTTTTATATAATTAATAAATACATATATGCTGAAAATTTTGTAGCCGTAAATTCACTACAACGCCCAATTAATAATCCTTGTTGAAATGAGCATTCATCATTTAAATTTCCATATTTATTTTCTAGTTCTTTTAATAATTTTTTAGGCATATAACTTTCTACTTGATCTGGGTAAAAACTATCTAGGTTATATTCATTTTCATTAAATATAGGAGGACTTATAAATATTAAATCACATACATATATTCCTTGATGGTGCTTTATATCATTTTTTCTTTGATTTGCTAGTTTTAATGATTTAAATAAGAAATCATAATAATAATTTTTATTAGTTCCTTTTGTAAATGGAGGATTTAAAATCATAGTATCAAATGCTGTCAATTGATTAATATTTAATTCTAAATAATTACCTTGTATAATTTGACAATCAGGGTTCATGATTGATAAAAATGAACAAAATATTTTATCATATTCATTTGCTTGTAATGTATAATTATTATAATCATAATCATCTTTATTTTGAGATCTAATTTTTCTAATACCATTTAAAATATGCCCCAATCCTGCTGTTCCTTCAAAAAAATTTATTCCATTTTCTATATTTTTTCTAAATTTTTCTAAACATACAAACGGTGTTGGAAAAAAATTTGCTCCTTGTGTTGTTAATGCTCTTATATGGTCTGGTAATATATCGCCTGCTTGAGTTATAATTGTATATATTTTAACTGTGTCATCATCAATATATCCGGCACTTTTTAAATCTTTATAATATTTATTAAAAAAATCATCTATTCTTTTTTTATATTTTTCTTTAGCACCATAAGCATATTTATATGATGATTTATTAAGTGTATTTATAACTTCATCTACTAATTTTAAAAATTCATCATTTTTTTTAATAATAAAATCTCTTGGTGGGCAACTTTTAAATCCTGCGTCTTTTGCTGAATTGCTTAATACTTCACCACCTATATTTTTAACTTCTGGTTCTTCTGTCATGATAATTTGTGGTTTTTCTTCTTCTTTATCATCATTTCTTTTATTAAATTCATCTAAATAACTATTAATTAATTTTAATGTATCTTTTGAAACCACATTTTGTAATTCATTTTGTCTCATATTTAGGGCTATTGCTAATTTTTGATTGGCAGTGTAAAAATTAAATTTTTCAGGTGTCATTTTACTGAGTTTATCTTTTTGAATATCCTTTTTATTACTTATTAATTCACTTATTTGATCTCTAAGCACTCTTAATTGAACAGTCAATGCTCCTGTTAGAGAATATTCTATATTATTAAAATTTAGATAATCATAAATATTAGGTATAAAATTTATATCTTTAGTGAAATATTCAATATAATTATTTTTTAAAATATTGCTCAGATTTGTATTATCTATTTTATTACCATAATAACTAAATGATTTTTTATTACCTTCAATAATATTATTTATTCTTCTTATAATATCATTTCTTAAATCTTTATCTTCTTTTAAATCCGACTTCGTCGCTTCTTCGCTTTTCACTTTTTCATTGTTTTTTTTTTTTTCTTTTTCTTTATCACTATATACTTTTAAAGCAAGATTATATAAATATTTTGTTATAGGATTATTATATTCTTCCTTTTTCTTTTTTTTCAGCCATTCTGTCATTTTTTCATTTGAGTGTTCTTGTTCTCCGTTTAATTTATCTATTATATATGATATTAATGAATTTGTAAGTTCATTTGTTGGATATGGTAAATCCAAATTAAATCCTATTGATGGATATTCTGATACTTCTTCTGTATTTTTTTTACTAAATCGTATTATATAATCTTTCGCATATTGGAGATATATAATATAATAATTACCCTCTTTATCATATAATTTTTTTGTTCGTTTTTTTATAAACATACCATCTTTTATTGGAGAATAATATTCAAAGAAATATTTTAATATTTTAACCTGATCATTTGTATCTATTTCTTTCATGCCCGTTAGATTTCTTTTTATATCTTTATCTCCACCACATAATCTATATAATTCTTGAATATCTGGCAGTATAATTTTTGTTTCTTCTTTTAAATCCGACTTCGTCGCTTCTTCGCTTTTCACTTTTTCATTTTTTTTTTTTTTTGGTTCAATTACTTCTTTTTCTTCTTTTATTTTGTTTTGTTCTTTTTCAGCATTAATTGCTTGTTCTAATAACTTTAAATTTTCTATTTTTTTTTCTGGATAATCAATAAATTGTTTTTCTGTTTTTAAACTTTTCATTGCTCCTTGATACAAATCAAATCTTTCTTTATTTTTTCTTAAAATATTTTCATTTTCTTGTATCATCTGCTCAACTTTTTTATAAAGATCATCTGCTTTTTCTTTTGCCTTTGCTTCTTTTGCCTTTTCTTTTGCTTTATCTTCTTTCATTTTAATCTCCATTTTATCAATAAGCTCTTGTTCTACTTTTGGTGGTTTTTCAATTATTTTTATTTGTTGTTTCTTTTCTTTTGGCTTTGGTTTAAAATTAAGTTGTTCTTTAGCATTAAATGATGTATGTAATTTAGGATGTATCATATCATCTTCAACACTAAAATGTTTTTTTATATTTGTGATTAAATCTGTTTTATTCATAGTTGAATATCCACGAATAACCGTATGAAGGTTATATGCTCTAATCAATTTTCTTAAAACTGGAACTGTTAAATCTTCTAATTTTACCATATTTATATAATATATACAGAGATATTATATAAACTAATTATTAAAATCTATTACAAAATTACTTTTATATCCTTCAATCATTTTATGTTGTTCTTGATTAATACGATTTTGTCGTTTTTCTTTAGTAATCTTTCTACCAGATTTATATTGTTCATCTCGTTCTTTTATAGCATCTTTTATAACTTTATCTCTAATTTTCTTTCTTTCTCCCGATGTCATTTTATTAGGTTCATTAGTCTTCTCTTTAACTTCTTTTGGCTTATCTTCTTTTGGCTTACATGCTTCTAATATTTTATTATTTCTTTCTTTTGTTTCATCATTTAAATCTTCTTTTAATCTACTAATTAAAGTATAAACAGAACGACCATTTATATATTTTAAATCTTCATCTGGGAAATAGAATGATTTATATTGTTGTCCCTGTGCTTTATATAATGTAATAGCATATCCAAGTTCAAAATTATCATCAAGTTCTTTTTCTGTTATATTAAATGGTAAATCATCTAAGACATATAAATGTCCGGTTTCTTCGTATTCTACCTCATCAGTAGTTATAAAGTCAAATGAATTATAAATATCTTTTTTTCTTAAATTATTTGTATTACATATCAGTTTTGCTCCAACATCAAATTTAGTTATTTTTTTATGCTGAGCCATCAAACTATTATATTTTTGTCTGCTTTCATTTGTAATACATATGATTATATCTGCTTTTTTATAATCATTACATCTATACTTTTTAATTTCATTTATTAAAAATTGTTTATCTGTGCTATACATTAATTTATCATAATATTCTAATGTAAAATTATTTCTAAAATTTGTATTAACTGAAATGATCTTTCCATATATTTGATTTAAATAATTCATAGCGTCAAAATGTCTGTTCTCACCGATTGGCAGTAATTGTTTAAAATCACCCAATGAATAAATTGTTTTATTATCTAAATAACATTTATATATAAAGTCTTGAGCGTCTCTATCACATAATCCCACCTCATCAATAATAATATGTTTTTCTTCAGGTAATGTATTTATAAATTTGTATGTTTGAACTACTTTACAATTTAATTTAAGTATATAGTATTCTTTGGCGGAATTATGAGATGGAGTAATAATAATATATTTATCATTTGTTTCTTCAATTTTTGGTATAATATAGTGTATTATAGTATGAGTTTTACCACTTCCAGCATAGCAATTATAAAGAACATTATTATTATTTTCTTTTTCTTGATAAAAAAATGAGTTATCAATATCAACAATTTCAAAATCACAATTAGATCTTCCATCAAAATATTTTTTATCTTTATTTATCAGTTTCCAACCATACCAATTATTTGTATTTAAAAAGTCCAAGTTTTGATTTTTATATACAAAAGATATACTATCAGTTTCAATATTTACTAAATCTTTTTCTTCTATTTTTAGTTCTTGTATTTTATCAAATAAAACAACACGTGCTTTATCTTTAATTTGAATAGCGATAGGGCGTTTATTATATAATTTATTCCATACTTTGTTCTTCTCTACTTTTAAGAAATATTTATCATATTTAACATAATATCCATGTTCCTTCATTCTTTCTTGAAAATTACATATTTTTTCAACAATTAATTCATCATTTAATTGAATATCTTGTTCAAACTTACCAATAATAATATTAATGATATACTTTCTTAAATCTTGTTCTTTACCTTCAATCATATATTTAGTATATTTTTTATCTGTTAGTTTATCATATATATCATTAATTAATTGTGTATAATAATTAAAATGTCTGTTTGTTGGTATTTCTTCTAAAATATCAAATTCAACGCCTCGTTCATAACATTCAACTAAATGAGAACCAGAATATATATTTGTATTTTCCATTAATAATGATGATTTTTTAGGCTTGGCAATATATAAATAATGTTCTATAACACTATCATTTATTTTCATATCATATTTAATTGGTTGTGATTGTCTAACATCAACAGAAATTATATATTCTAAATCACATAACATTTTAGAATAAAATTTACCATGATCTAAAGTAATAATTTTATCAAAATATTTGTTAATATCAACATCATGATTATAATAATTGAAACCACCTTTAGTGTATGGTATATCAAAGAAACTATCTACATTTTCACTTTTATATGGTTTTTCTAAGATATTAAATAGATTTTTAAGGTTTGTAAATGGTGTTATCTTATCTTTTAAGCCAAATACATTTAATATTTCTAAGCATATATCATAATCTGGATTATTAACATATTGTGCTTTATCATCGCTAAATGTAATAAATTCAATAACTTGTTTTTTTACAAATGCGTTTTCATCTTCATCAACTGGTTCTTTTACATCTTTAATCATAATTTTTATATTTGATGGTATAACATTATTTTTTAATAATTTATCAAAACTTTTATTTAGATCATTTTTTTGTTTAATTTTTTTAGGTATAGAAACTTTATTTAATATTTGATTTTTAACTGGGTAAAAGTGATTATTGTATGAAATACCAACCAATGATTTATATGATTTATTTAATTTTTCAGGATAATTAGAACTAATAATATTACCTTGAATGTCATATATTAACATTTTGATATTATAACTATTACAAAATTTATTTAATTCATTACAATTTATGCCATCTTCATTTCCTAATTTATTAATTTTTTTCTCACTTATCCTTTCATAAATTTGTAATAAATATTGTTTAACGCAATTATCATTACTTTCTTTTAGTTCAATTATATCATTATATAAATAAGATATATTTAATGGTTTTTCTTCTCTCATTCTCATATTTTGTGGGTCTATATCATATGTTCCACCTCTTTGTAAATCACTTACAATTTCAATATCCTTTATTGCTTGTGCTATCACATAATCTCTATAACCACATAATATATCTTTATCATTTGTATTTGGTATATCTCCTTCATTTAGTCCAAATGGTTGTAAGTAAAAATCACTATATTGAGTAATAAAACTTATTAAATTATTAATATTTTCATTACCACCATAATTAAATCTACGTTCAACACCTGTTATTAAATTATTAATTTTATAAATACTCGCTTCACCATTCCAAAATATAGTTTTTTTACGAATGACTGTATAGTCGCTTACTCTTATTTCATAAGTTAATTTTAAAATAAGTTTAACTTGTGCGTTTGTTTCATATAATAAATCAGTATTGCGCATAATTGCTAATTGGGCATCCTTTACAAATGAAGGTTCAGCCTCAATAATTTTTTTTACTGGTAATCTAGCAATACCCCAATTTCTAAAAACTTGTGTATATGTTTTAATATTTTCATTTCTAATATTTAATTTTAATATTTGCTTTGCTTCTACATCATAAAAATATCTCATTGGTTCTTTTTCTTTTTTATATTTTGCTAGTTCTATTCTATCAATTTTTGTTTGTTTTTTAAATGATTGGTCATTACGTATTCTTTTATTAAATAGTGTAAGTGCTTCTTTTTTAGCCTGTTCTTTTTTTTGAATTGCTGAAAGTTTCTTTACCATTCTATATATATATATTAAGAAAATATTTTTTTATAGTATTTTTATAAAAAAATATATTAAAAAATTATTTTGAATTATCATTTGGAGTGTATGTGTTAAATTCTATACAATTTGAACATTTTGAATGCTTTACATGCGTTAGTATAGATATTATTATAGAACCAATAGCAATTGATAACGAAATAGGATCAATCATGTATAATGTATATTTATATTAAATTTTTTTTGAATATGATTTATGGCTTCATTTAATGTAGGTTTAGACCAGAGTAAATGACGAGCCCAAAATCCGGCTGTATAGATACCATTTGATGTCCAGTCTTCATTCATTTTAGAATGTCTCGCAATATATGCTCTTTTTTTTTTATCATCTCCACCACTTAAAATATAGTCTTCGTATCCTTCAGCCCCAAAATCTATATTTCTATTTCCAATTCTTACCCTAAATTTTTTTTTAGGATTTGGACTTCTCATTAAATAAACATTCATATAATATTTAACTATAAAAAAAATATATAAATTTATATTATATGGCAGAAATTGAATTTAATTATAAAGATGTTAATTTAGATACATTGTTTCTTATGCGTGAAGAATTAGAAAAAGAACTTGAAACATATGATGAAGAAGATATAGAAGATTTAAAACAAGCAATTGATCTTATTAATACAATGTGTTATTATAAAATAAAGAAAGAACAGGAAGAAAAAGAAACAATATTAGTAAAAGAAATTGAAAAAAATAAATTAAATAAATCATGAACTTTCAGTTTATATATTTTTTCCAATTTATACGTTCTCCCCTTTTTTTTCTTTCTATAGCATCCATAATATCTTTTTTACTTAGTTCTTCTGCTAATGGACGGGGTGTTTTGTGTGTTTTTGTGCTTTTATCATAACGAGGACGACAAACTGTGGGCTCGTCGCCTTGTTCTTTTATTTTTTTACCACACGGTGTAATCTTTCCACGCATTAGACTGTTCAGGTTCAGCCACTCCTCGTCTTTCCACGCTTTTAGGGCTCCAGTGTTCTTTTTTGTTGTTGGTTTAGATAATCCAAGTTGTGATAAACGCATAGATTTATAAGCACTATGTGGCATATTTAATATATTTTGAACACCATATCCAAGCATATATAATAATCTCATTTGATTTAAAGCATTTTCATATGGTATTGGTTTATTACTATAATACTTTTTTGTAATCTTATTTTGGACTTTATAACCAGACTTAAACTTTTTTATTTCAAACGGCATATAATATAGTATAATAATAAAAAATATATTATATTATATTATATAAGATGTTAGGCGGTTTAATTCATCAAATACCGGATGAAAAATTAGGTTTATCAAGATCTAAAGCAAGCATTCCACCTCAAGCAGTAGAATTAGTAAATTATTTATGCTTTAAGAATAATGAATTTATAACAAAAAATATATATCAAATATATGGTTCATTTAATTATCGACTTCAAAATTTTCCATCAGATATTGACAGCACAAATGTATTATATATTGATTTAGATGATGAGGAAGCATCAAAACTAATTGAAAATCAGTTAAAAATGAACGCTGAAAAATTATTAAATAATAAATTAGGAAGATCATATGCTGATATGAAATGTGGAAAATATAAAAATGGTGAAAGCATACATTGGAAAATTCACGAAGTAATACAAGGTTATAGAGATATAGGAATACCAGACATAAACGGTCAATATTCGAATGAAAAAATAACATTATTTGATGCGATTATGGATAAAGGAACATTAATGAAAATGGATATGTTGGCACCATATATGGGACGATATGTTGAAGTATCATGTATGTATCAAATTAAAACAAATGAAGGTTGGATAACACATACACATATAGATTTTCCACAAGGGCGTTTTTTAGATAATTTAGCAAAAGATACAATGAAACAATATAAAAAAGGTAAAATATTTAAAACTGTTAAACGTTTATATTCAAATGCTAAACTTAGAAAAGATATAAAAATATTAAAAATATTACAACCATTAATCGATAGTAATTTATCAAGATTAGCAAGTATAAAAGCCGATATTTCAACACTAATTTTATTACTTAGTGTAAATAAATATCCAACACCAGTTGTATTAAAGCAACAATTCGCAAAAATGAAATTTTCTTTAGATAATGTTTTAGATATAGATTTACCATTAGATAATATATATCAATTAATTGATCAAATATATTTATTATTTCTAAAAAACGCCCAGAAAGTGTTATATTATTAGAAAAATTAGAAGATATACTTGATAAAATTATTAGTAAAGAAACTATTGATTATTTCAGTTCTATAGGTATAAATAATATACCCAGATATTTTGGACATAAATATATGGCAAATTAAATAATATATAATTTAAAATTTTTATGTAATATAATATTATATAAAAATGTCAATGATAGATTATTACGGCGGTGAAATGCTAGGCGGTGAAATGTTGGGCGGTAGTTCTTGGACAGATCATGTCAAAGCATATAGAGCAAAACATCCTAATTTATCTTATAAAGAGGCACTACAAAAGGCGTCCGCAACTTATAAGGGTAAAGGTAAAAAAACAGCAAAAAAAACAGCAACAAAAAGAAAAGCAAAGAAAGGCAAAGTTGAAGATGTTATCAAAGCATTAGTAAAAGGTAAAAAAACAGCAACAAAAAGAAAAGTAAGGGCAAGTCCAACACATCAAAAGGCAGTAGATAATGCTATGTATTTACGCGAAAGATTATTTCCAGTTGCTAATTCAAAAAATAAAAAAATGAAAATTACTATGGAGCATTTAAAAAAATTAGGTTTTAATACTAAAGCAATGACAAAAGATGAAAAGAAAATGTTATCTAAATATTTAGCCGATCAATTACACGGTCGCGGTATTGGTGCCGATGTAGGCAATGTGGTTGATGATGTTTTCGGATTTGGCGGTATGGCACTTGGTGGGTATCCCATGGGTTGCGGAATGTTAGGAAAAGGCATAGGGGCAGATGTTGGCTCAGCTGTCGATGAAATTTTCGGGTTTGGCAGAAAAGCACACCATCCAAGAGCACACCATCCAAGAGCTCATCATAAAAGAGGTGGTTTTTCACTTGGGAACCTTGCGCCCTTAGCAGCGCTAGCCTTTCTTTAAAATAACTATAAAAAATTTTTAATTTCACTTATATTTTCTATTTTTTTTCTACTATAATTATATATTAATATGTCGTTAGCATTTGAACCAAGCGAAAAATCAAAAATCATAGCAAATATGTATAAAAATAAAAAATTTAATAATCATATTTATTATGATGATTTAAATGATATAGAAGATGAAAGTAGAATATTACGAGGTATAAGACTTAATCATGAAGACGAAATATTTTTTATTAATGTTACTGATTTTAAAGATAATGAGCAAGTAGATACGATATATATTACAGGACAAACGGGATGCGGTAAATCATCGTGGATAAGAAGTTATGTAATATGTTTTCTTCATAAATACCCAAAAGCAAAAGTTTATTTATTTTCATCTAAAGTAAAAGATCGGGCATTAGATGATTTACCAATAGAAAGAGTAAAAATAACAGATGATATATTACAAAATCAAATTAAATTAAATGAATTATCAGCAAAAAGTAAGCCATCATTATGTATATTTGATGATATAGAAGATTTCGGTAATGTTAAAATAAATAAAGAGATTGAGAGATTAAGAAATGAAGTTATGCGAAATGGTCGTTCATATGGTATATTCTGTCTGATGGTTCATCACGATCCTTGCGACTATAAAGCGACTAAAGCGATGTTATTTGAGAGTAAAAAAATTGTTATTTTTCCGAGACAATCAGCAAAAGGGGCATATGATTATTTATTAAAAGAAAAATGTAAATTATCAAAGAAATTAATAAATAAAATAAATAGTTTAAAATCAAATTATGTTGTGTATAATAAAACATTACCACAATTTATTTTAGCAGATAAATATATACTACTAGAATGAACAAATTAAATTATGCATTAAGTGGTTTAGAAATGATGAAATTAAATCCTGACGCAAAAATAATTACATATAAAGAATTAAATAATATTTTTGATATAAATGATTTATTTAAGGATACAGACAAAGTAATTATATTATATTTATTACATTCAAAGGAATGCGGGCACTGGGTAGCACTGTTTAAATCAAAATATTCATTAAATTTTTTTGATTCATACGGAAAAAGTCTTGATCATTGGGTCAATATGTTATCACCAATGAAAGCACAGGAATATGGACAACAAAAGGGGAGATTAGATGAATTATTAGATGATTATTTAGTTATATATAATAACATACCATTACAAAGTAAAGATACCGCCACATGTGGATGTTTTGTTACACATAGACTACATAATAGTAAAATGGATGAAAAAGAATATATTGATAAATATTTTAAAAATAAAAAGAAAAGCCCTGATGAAATCGTGAGTGATTATTGCTTTAAATTACTATAAAAATTATTTTCTACTATAATAATATATAAAAATGTCTAAAATTCAAACTTGTAATCGTGGTTGTTCGGATAATTGGGATGTAAGGTGTTGTTGCGAGCTAAATTGTCCATCCAAAAATTCAAACAAACAATTTTATAGTTGCCCTCAAAAAATTAATACTTTTATTTTTATGTGTTATAATGAATATGATATATATAAAATGATTGAAAATAATGATTTATCTTTTCTAAAAAAATATAAATTTACTAAATTTGAAAAGGATTTAATCAAACAAATGATTAATGATAAACAAAATGAAAATCAATAAAATATAATTAAACTATTTTAAACGCACTATAAAAAATAAAAAATACTATAAAAAATTTTTTTTCTAAACTAATACTATAATAAAATGGAAGTTGACCAAATGATTAGAGAAAGAGCAGAAAGAAATCTTTTAATTGACCGCAAATATGGAAATTTTATTCCTTGTGAGTATTGTAGAAAACTTATCAGAGAAAAGATGATCAATAATCATCAAAATAAAAATAGACAATGTAGAATAGCGAAGCAGGAATATATTGATTTTATGTTATTTAATGATAACCAATAAATCAAAAATTAAATTTAAATTAATTTTTTATGTAATATAATATTATATAAAAAATGTCATCTTATTTTCAAACTAGAGGAGAAAAAAGATCCGATTTAGCAGATATAACATACTTTAATTTAACATTAACAGGTATTGATGATGGAAACGCAGGAGAAATTTTTAAAATACAAGGAAATCAATATCCAATCCCTGCTTACTTATTAACAAATCAAAATCAAGTAATATTAGAAAACCCCGATGAGTGGTATTGTTCCATTGTAAGATTTAGTGTGCCATGCTTAAATGTTCCAGTAATACAGTTTTTAGTTCAAACACCCGTTTTAGATATTAACAAGGGCATATATTCATTTACTTTAAAATGGAAAAATTTTGTATCTGCTCAAACATTTGTTCAATTTGAGCCTGAGGTTTTCCCACCTGCTGTTTCAACTCCACCTGTGGGCACATTAAAGCAGACATTTACTGATTATTACTTTTTATATGATTATACACATTTAATCGGTATGTTAAATAAAACATTAATAAGTGCTACAACATCATTAAATGCGGTTTCTGGTCAATCATTTAATCCTCCATTTTTACATTATGATAGCCAAACATCATTAATATCACTTTATGCTGACCAAACACAATATGACGGAACATTAGTAGATCCAGTTTATGTATGGTTTAATTTTGCCATGGCTAACTTTTTACAGGCAATCCCATATCATACATATGATTATGGACAAATTCAGGGTCTAGATAATCAAATACAAATATACTCTGGTCAAGGGTTAAATGTAAAAACAATAGGCGCTATTACTTATGATGTCGTATCTCAACAATATTTATCATTGGCTTACATGTCATTTTTAAAATCTGTTATCATAGCAACTGATATGAATATAATAAGTGAGGCAGGATATATAAATGAGATTACATCTATACAAAATACATCATATACTAATATCCTTACCGACTTTTTACCAGATTTAAGCGTGCCACAAGCCGGCGTAAGTAATTCAATATTTGTATATAATGCCCCATCATTATATAGATTATTTCAATTTAAACAAAAACAACCATTACAAAGTTTGAGTATTCGTGTATTTTTTACTGATAGTTTAGACAATGTTTATCCTCTTTACATTGATAAAGGACAGACTGTAAATTTAAAATTTATGTTTATTAAAAAACATTTAATAGAGAATAAAAATTTATTAACTTATAATAATATATAAAATTTATTTTTTATGTAATATAATATTATATAAAAATGGTTCAACACAGAGTAGTAAGACTTTTAGATCATCGCTTAGGAGCAAAAAGTGAAAATATGGTTTCATATGTAGTAAAAGAAGGAGCACAAACAATTTCATATGTTCCACTTCAGAGTTCATCTCATTCTACACAATCAACAACATTTAATTTAAATAATATTGGCACTAATACATGCCGTGATAGTCGGTTAGATTTAGTTCTTACAGGCACTTTAACATTAAATGTAACTAATACAGATGCTGTAAATCCACATCAAGTAATCACAAGTGATAATTTCGGTTTTAAAAGATGGGGTGCCAATGCTGGGATACAGAGTGTCCAACATCAAATAAATGAGGCGTCTTATACACTTTCAACTAATGAAATTTTAGATAGTGTTTCTCGTTTAAATTCTCATAGTGAAAGATTAAATTATTATGACAATACGCAACCTGATTTAATAGATAGTTTTCAAAATGCTACAGGTTCGCTTTTAACTCCTTTAAATCCTTATACATCATCACAACAAGGTGAGGGAGTATGGAAAGGTAGAACTCTTAATTGGTCAGTTGTTGGTGGTCTAGCCAGTAATACTATTGCTCCAAGTGCTTCAGCAAATGTTGTTATAAATTGGAAATTAGTATCACCACTTATTACACCTTTCAATAATTGTGCCGATGCCGAAATGAGGGGCTTATATGCTATTAACGGGGAATTAATTTCGATAAATTGGGTCTATGATCTCTTTAATAATATGTTCAATTTTTATGCTCCACCAAGTATTACATTAAATAGTGCTGTTGTTGCTTTTGCTCCAACTGCCACACTTAATACTATTTATCTTACCCCATATGATAGTTTAATTGATATGTTGCCACAAAATAGCGTATATCATTATAACGCATATTCTCAATTTACAAATACTATTGGTGCGTGTGCTCCTAAAACATTATTAAATGGTGGTGCTGTATCTTCTCAAGTTTGTAATTTTACAAATATTCCTGATAAGATTTTAGTATATTGTCGCCTTTCTAATGGTTCTAGAACATCGGCAACACCTGATAAATATTTACAAATTCAAAATATAACTGTCCAATGGGATAACGGGCTACCAAATTTACAAAGTGCTACAACAGACCAATTATGGGAAATTTCAAAAAGAAATGGTTTAAATATGGATAGAGCATGTTTCCGTCAAGATTGCCTCAATCAGTCATTAGCAGACTCAACAGGTGTAGCAAAAATTTATGGTTCCGGTTCAGTTCTCGTAATTGATCCATGCTTAGATTTATCTATTCGCGCTGGTGCTTCAACTGCCACAAGTGGTCGTTATATATTCCAAGTTCAAAATGCCAACTTTTTTAATAATACCGATACAGCATTTGCTAGTTGTGTATTATATGTAGTTGGTATTAATGCCGGCGTATTAGAGAGAAGCGGAAGCCAATATAGAAATTATTTATTAAGTATGCCACAAGATGTATTAGATGGTGCCCGTGATATCGATCCCGTGTCATATGATGAATATTTACAAAGTGGTTTTAATAATGCCTTTTTAAGTGGTGGTTCTCTTAGTCGTTTCTTAAAGAAAGCATTTAATGTAGCAAAACAAGGTGTTCAACTTGGACTCAAACATAAAGATGATATTATGAAAGGTGCTCAAATCGCTAAAAAGATATATGACAGCGCCAAACAACAAATGGGAAAAGGTGGGGCAATTGATCCTTTAGTTTCACATTTTAATTATCAAAGACCACATAGAAATATGGATCTATTCTACGAATAAATAATTTAATTTAATTTAATTTAATTTAAATTTTTTATGTAATATAATATTATATAAAAATGTCAATTAATACAATTACATCAAATCCAATTATTCTTAATGAATTATTAACTATGGCATCAAGTGCTATTCCTACAGGTGGAAAATTACTAGCCACATTGACGCAACAGCAACCAAATCAAACATTCGCAGCGTTCAGTTTATTTAACCCTATAACTGTTCCTACAGAAATAGGAAAAACACTAATAATTCAAGTTTCTGGATCTTGTGGCAATTCTAGTGCTTTTGGTTCTTCAATCGGATTATATATTAACAATTCATTATTTAAAAAATTAGATTTAAAATTAGCACCCGCAAATACACCATTTACAATGTCTTGGGATTATTTAGTAATATCCAATTCTACAAAAATTGATATACAGGCATTTTCAGGTTGTAATACAACAACTGATGATTACGTATGTGTAAATATTTATCAATTTTAATTTTTTATGTAATATAATATTATATAAAAATGTCTATTAATTCGATTGTAGCAAATCCAATTATCCTTACTGAATTGAAAAATGCTATTGGTGGTGGTGGCTCAGGGATCACATCATTACAAAATACAGATGGTAATATCGCAGTTAGTGTTGCTGGTGGTGTTGGTAATGTTGATTTAGAACAAAATATTACGGTAGATCAAAATTTAAATGTAAAAGGTAAAATTCAATTAAACGGTGTGTCTGGTAATACAGGGCAAGTTTTAGTGGCTCAGGGTTCAGCTAATCCAATATGGCAAAATCCACCTATTATGCAATTTCATGTTAATCAACAAACAACACCAGATACAGACAATACACAAATAGCTTTTCCATATGTAACTTTTAATAATCTTACAGTTAATGGAACATATTATGTTTTATTTTGTGGCACATTTAATAATAGGGGAACATCTACACCAACTGCACCAAACACTTTAGTTAGTTATTCGGCTTTATTAGATCCAAATATTCAACTTCAAATAAGCAATACACAAATATATAATGTTTCAACATTAAATAAAGTTTCTTTCTCATTTGTATGTAGTTTTACTGCTACTGCAATTTCAAATCAAATAGGCGCTTTTGTCTATATTACTGGTAATCCTCAAATTAACACAATTTCAACAGATACAAATGATTACTGTAATGTGTTATTGTTCGGCGTTCAATAATTTATAAAAGCATATAGAGCAACACAAAAGATTATAAAATAGTTTCATTGTTTCTTTTTTTTATTTTCGCATTTTTCTATCATATTTTTCTATCATATTTTTCTAAAAGTTTGTA